GCCGTAGCCGTTTCCAACCGGCCTAAAGTCAGTCAAAGTCCCCATGACTCGCTCACTGGGACGCAGAAGATTTCCGCATCTTCAGGAATATCTACATCGGCAATTTTGCGAAGGTCGGCTTTCTTGGTGTTCTCGATAATTCCCGCAAACCCTACAGACTCCCACTTAAATACGTGGAGTGCACGGGACAACTTGATGCGTCCGTTTTCGCGAGTAACATCACCAGCAAAAATCCACCCGCGATCAACCACAATGATTGCTCGGTTGCCTGTCGGCTTTGCTTCAATTTGATCTGCGCGGACGTATTCGACGCCATTGATCGTTACGGTTTCGGCTTGAATGTTCATCTTTGTTCCTTTAGTAAAAGTTAGTTGTGCTGCTTCTCAACTGCTACACCCGGCCCAGTCTTTGCGTAGTAGCAGGCCACCAGCTTGCCTTCTGGGCTGTATTGGCTGGATACGTGTTGCTTGCCGTCTGCTGATGGCGGGCAGGTTGGTTGTTTGCCTGCGCGTTCCATGCCTGCTGAAATTGCCGCCACCAAGACAACGAGTATCATTGCAGCCGCGCACGCGGCTATCCGCCTAAGCCAATCAATCCAGTAGTCTGCGTCATAGTCATACACAGCCAATCCCTCCCACGATCAATACAGCGACCAGCAGGAGCCACATTGCAGGGCCGAAGGACGCCTTGGGGGTGTCGGATTCAAACGGGATGTCCCTCAAGTGGTACGGGGTTGTGCGGTGGAAGCGGTAAAGGTTGGAGTTCATTCTGTCGTCCCCCTTGTCGCCAGTTCGCCGCCGCAAGCCAAATATCCTGCGCCGTCGATCCAGTTGTCTGCGTTGCCAGGGTTAGCTGTTGCACGGGCCACTTTCAGGAGCGTCGCCATCAAGGCCACGTCAGTTGTGTCAAGCTCGACCTCCCAGCCCCAGCGATTTTTAAGGTACGCGGTCCAAAGTCTGGCGATGTCGGCGAAACTGTTTTCCGGCTCCCCATGCGTCGCGTTTCTGTCTTTCGTGACGTAGGTGGTGGCCGTTGCAAGAATATCTGCGCGGTTCATTTTGCGCCTCTTGGTTGTTGATCGTGGTTTGATTATAGATTGCGAATTTCGCAACGTACCAATGATTTTTAGCTATCGTGGGGTGTGAGGCGATAGGTTTTAGCTATCTCTTGATGTAGTGGGCGCCGTAGTGGGCCAGCAAGAGCGCTTCTGCGCGTCCGTCGTGCTTCACCAGAGGCCACAGGTTGGCAGACTTGGGGTAGAGGCGGGAGGCCAGTGCGCGGGATGCGTCCTTGTCGTCAGAGAGCCGCAGCAGACGCTTCCAGGTTGCAGGCGCTACCAGCTCCATCGGGACGATATTTGCCGCCACAGCCATCTGGGCGCACCCACACACAAAGCCAAAGGTAAACGCGCTTGTGACGCCTTCCCCTGGGCGGCTGGACGGGGCTTCGACCACGGCAAACCGAATATCGTTGCGCTTGCTGTCCATGAGCATCCCCAAGGCGTACAGGTCAATGGTGCGCTTCTTTTTGCCGTTTCGGGTGAGGGTGAGGGTCGGCATGTCGTAGACATCGATTTCATGGGTGTCAGGGTCCAGAAAAGCAATCGCACCAGATAACCCGGGGTCAATCCCGGCAATCAATTTCATTCTGTTTTTTCCAATCGTCAAATGCAGCTTTGGGGGTGTAGCCGATGCCCCACTTCTGGCGCTTTGCCGAAGGGATGCGGCAATGCCAAAGCTTCTGGAAGCGCCAGATTCTGGGCTTCATGCTACTTTGCTGGGGAACAGATCGTTGGGGGTGAGCATGACGCCTTCGATTCTGGCGGCTTCAAGGACGTACCGCAGCGCCTGTGTGGGGATGAGGCCACCAGTTCCGCCACGGGATTGTGCATACGTCCATTTGTAGATCGTTGCCACGTCGCGGCTATACCCTGCATTCTCTAGTGCAATGACCAAGGCTTTAGGGCCACCGAATTTGCTGATGACGCGCTCGGCCTGGGTGAGCGTGCGTTCCTGATTGTCGTCTTCCATGATGTCCTTGTTGGCGGGCTGATTGGAGAAATTCGCAACATTGTTGCGTAAATCGCCATTGTGGGTCAAGCGGTTTCAGTTTACTTTTTGTTAGGGAGCCAAAGCCCACACTTTTTGGCGGGTTGTTACGCCAGCAAGAGAGGGAGTGGGGTCTTGGGATTTTCGCCAGCCATGGGGCCGATACCATGCCTAAGTCCGTTGCCACAGGGAAGCGGGTAGATACCAAGTGGTTCAAAGGCAAGATTGCCGATGCGGGGCTGGCTCAGAACGCCATCGCAAAGGCTTTGGGGATTGATCCAGCAGGAGTGTCATTGATGCTTAGGGGAAAGCGGGGGATGGACGTATCGGAAGCAGTGGCGCTTGCCAGGTTGCTGGGGGTGTCCGTTGACGATGTGCTGGAGAGGACGGGGGAGGATTTGCGCGGGGTGAGGGGTGCTAGTGACCATGGGGCGGGGGCCGGGGTTGGTCGGTTTAAGTTCTGCCCCCATTGCGGGGAGAGGTTGGAAAACTAAAAAAGAGCCGCCCGAAGGCGGCCCATAAAGCGTGTCAAACAAATGTCATTTTACACGCCACACCCTGATTTGAGGCGCTCCGTCTTCGCGGGGTTCGATTTCACGGGTAATAAACTGTAGCGAAGGGTTGGCTTTGTATGCCAAGCGGACGTAAGCCCATATGTTCGGCCTCTCCCGCAAAGTAGCCACAAACGAGTCGCCAGGGAGCATCTCTTTCAGAGGATACTTCCAATCCCCGTTTCTTGATCGGCCCCTTTGCTGCGCGGGGGGAGGTGGAACGTTTCGATCCAAGGGGGCTTTGCCCGCAGGGAAAAGGCTGAATTCGTCTTTGGCGCGGGGGGTGGGGGGCAAATCAAGCAGGTCTTCTATGGTGGTTGACACGATAAATCTCCTTGTAAGCGAAGCTATATTGCTTCTCCTATAGTGTAATCCTTTTCAATAGAAAAAAGCAATAGCCGGGTTTATGTTCCGGTTGTTCCGATGCGCGGGCCACAGGAATGGCTCAACCACGCGGTGTTCTTGTTCTAGTGGCCAGATCAAGTCACAGAAATACAATGCGTTTAGGCTTTTACTTATCTACTTTTATGCTGTTGTTATTTAGTGCGATAGAATGTTGCATCCCCTTTTCTTGACTTGACTATCTATCTAGAAAAAGAGGAACAACTAGACAAAGCCCGTGGTTGAGCCAAAAACTGTTCTAGTTTGCGAGAATTGTTCCGGTCAGTGATAGGAACGCTCCTCCCGTGGCCTGATTGGGTGGGCGCATAGTCTCTATTAGGGTGGTGCGCGGGGTGGATCGGCTTTTGGGCCGCGGGGCTGCTGGTTGCTTGCGGGGAATTCGCGGGCCGGTCCCATAAGAGGGGAAGGTGGCGCAAGAAAAACCCCGGGGCTTATGGCCTGGGCCTGCCCGGGGAAAGGCGCCTTTAGGTGGCGCCAGAGGTAGGAAACTTGATTCTAGGGTTTGTGGGGGATGGGGCGCTAGTTAATTGGCGGCGCGGCAGTCAATTCACCCCGGTAGCGCTCGCCAAAATTGGCGCGGAATTGTTCTATCGCACCGCAGTTACTCCAGCCACTAGTGCAACGGTTAAAGCACCAAGCACCCCCATCGCTTCCTTCAAAACAAAGGGCCATGTCTGCCCATTGGTTAAAAGCTCCTACATTCGTATTGCGGGAATTTGCCGGTCAGTTTCCCACCGGAAAGAAAGGCACGCTCTAAAGCTTTTCGGACTGCCCGCTTATCCGGGTTAGGCGGAAAGCGATAGACAAAAATCACGTTGTCATAATGTACTGTTACCGTCCCACGCTTGCGGGGCTCGTAATATCCCGGCTCGCCTGCTCGGTGCGTTTTAATCCATCGGGTCGCTGCATCATAATAAGTCATTTGTCATTGCCCCCTTAGTAGCTCTTACCGGCACGATCAAGAAACCGGGCTAGCCTTTGGCAATAGTTCCCAAGTCTGACCAATTCCGCCTTGGACATATCCCGCAATACCTCTTCATTGAATTCTGAAACATCAGCACTATCCGCCATGCCGGATGAATATTGCCAATGTGCAGGGACTTCCTCTTCTCGGTTATGCAGCGTGCCCGCCACGTCAAAATGCAGGCCGAGAGTCGCCCCCCATTTGTCTTGCATGTCGTGGTAATCGGCTAAGTCTTGAAACAGTCGGGCCGTAGTCGTGGCGGGCCTTTGGTAGAAAGCTTTCATGGTCAAATCCCTTTCAAGAGTTGGGCAGTCTGCGGATATTTTCGACAAATGCGCTATCGTCAATCCGCAGGCACAAATAACGAACTCCGTGAAGCTCCCAAACTACAAATTGTTCCATCATGGTTTATTCCCTCTCTAAAAAGTTTTCACAACAAAGGGCCAAAACAGCCCCCACGATTACCGCCAAGCATTTGCCTAGCGGCAATTATCGGGGTTGTTAGTCGGTGCGATTTGCTTCCTGCTGGGTTTCAATGCCCCGGATGAAAGCGTACAGCTGATTGTATAGCTCCCGTTTCGGCACATGCCCAACCATTATTGGCGAGTGCACGCCTCCGCTTTCATTGCAAATTTGGTGCAGGCAAACCCCGCCATAAGCGCGGCTGATATGGTAGTTCCCAATTTGCGCAACGAGGCGCCCTTCCGCGTTTTTCACGTAAGGCGCTTCAGGCATTCCGGTTAAATGGTTCAGTCGCGCAACCATGCCTTCCAAATGCTTGTCAGTAATTCGCTGTGTCATTTTCGTTTCCTCTCTTATCTAGCTTAAAAGCGCTTGGTACGGCCCAGGCGATAACCGGCCATGTACTGATCGTCTTCCGGGTATTTGGCCATCAGGCCAGCCCAGCCATCGTGGTATCCACTATTGAATTGCACTCTGTTTCCCTCTTTCGGCTATCCCGGTTTGTCCCGGTACGAACCCAATATAAGCGTGAATTGCGAAAAACGCAAGAGGGGGATTTGAGAAAATGTTTTAATCTAAATCCATTTTCTGATAGCTTGCGACTATGGCGAATATCTTACAGGCTGTAGGAAAAAACCCTACATTCCAGAAAGCGTTAGAACTGGCATCCCAAGGCGCTCCGGTAAAAGAAATTGCCGGATCGATGGGATTGAGCATCAACGGTTTCTATAACTTCCTAGATTCCACACCTGGCGCTCAGAACGCCTACGTACAGGCAAAGGACCGTTCCCACGATGTCCTGGCGGATGAGTTGCTGTCTATTCCTGACGCTGAGCCCGACGTGCAACGGGCAACACTCAAGAGCAACAACATCAAATGGCTTTTGAGCAAGCGCGCCGCGTCAAAGTATGGCGACAAGCTATCCATCGATGTCTCGGGCCAGGTTGATCTGACCGCTATCATGGCGGAATCCGCTAAAAGGTTGCGACCTACCCATGACTTAGACATTGAGGACGCTAATCTAGTCCCTGATAAATCAATAGCTTATGAGTCAGGGCCGCTTGATAAACAATCAAATGCGGAGAGTGTAGCGCCTGAGGATGACGACATTTTCAGCTAAAGGGGGCCCCATTACAAAGACCCGGGTGGGGGTGGGGGTGGGGGCAAATCCTGGCCCGCGCAGCTCGTTGTGCGGACCCGTCGCCCAGAAATTTTTAAAATTTTTTGTGAGATTTGCGAGTAATGCAAACTAGCCCGGAACATCAGCTATTCCAGCGCCTCCTGTCGCCCGAAATCATGGACGACCCCTACAACTTCGTGATGTTCGCTTTCCCATGGGGCCAGCCAAACACCCCTCTGGAACACCACGGCGGACCCCGTTCATGGCAGGTTGACGTACTCACCCAAATCCGCGACCACATCCATAAGCAGCGAACAGCCCAAATGCTGGCATCCCCGCTGGAAGTATTCCGTTTGGCCACGGCGTCTGGTCGCGGCATCGGCAAGTCGGCCCTCGTCAGTTGGCTGTCACTGTGGATGATGTCTACCCGGCTCGGCAGCACCGTCATCATTTCCGCCAACAGCGAACCCCAGCTCAAGACCGTGACGTGGGGCGAACTGGGGAAATGGTTGGCGATGAGTATCAACAAGCACTGGTTCGATCTGTCCGCCACGATGGTCAAGCCTTCCGACCACCTGACGAAGATCATGTCTCAGGTGAAACGCAGCCCGCAGTACAACTACATTCAGGGCAAGCTATGGACCGAAGAGAACCCTGACGCTTATGCTGGCGCCCACAATCCGCTGGGGATGATGGTCATCTTTGACGAGGGTTCTGGTATCCCGGCCCCGATCTGGAACGTGGCCGAAGGGTATTTCACCGAGCCTATCGTTGACAGGTACTGGCTGGCCTTCAGCAACCCCCGCCGCAACACAGGTGCTTTCTTTGAGTGCTTCCACAAGAACCGTGATTTCTGGCGCACCCGCCACATCGACTCCCGCACCGTAGAAGGCACGGACATCCAGGTATACGAAAAGATCATCGCCCAGTATGGCGAAGACAGTGACGTGGCCCGGGTGGAAGTAAAAGGCGAGTTTCCCCGCCAAGGTGACAGGCAGTTTATTTCCCGGGAAGCAATCGACAACGCCGCAAAAAGGGAAGTGCAGTTGGACCCCCATGCGCCCCTCATCATGGGCGTGGACCCTGCCCGATATGGCGACGACAGTTCCGTGATCCGGTTCCGCCGTGGCCGTGACGCCAAGACAATCGCCCCAAGGAAGTTCAAAGGGCTGGACAACATGCAGTTGGCCTATGAGTGCGCCGACCTGATCGGCAAGTACAACCCCGACGCTGTGTGCATCGACGCTGGCAATGGCACAGGCATCATCGACCGGCTGCGCGACCTTGGTTATGTCGTGCATGAAGTCTGGTTTGGCGCTAAGTCCTCCGACAGTTCCTTTGCCAACAAGCGCACTGAACTGTGGGGGAAGATGCGCGACTGGCTTGGCGGCGCAACCATCGATGCCGATCAGGCGCTGATGGATGACCTCGCTGGCCCGGAATACAAATTCGCCAAGAACGGGGACGCGATCATTCTGGAATCCAAGGAGGAAATGAAATCCCGTGGCCTCCACTCCCCCGACGATGCCGACGCCTTGGCCTGTACCTTTGCCGTCAATGTGAGCCGCAGCGACACCAAGGCTTCCCGCCGCAATGAAGCAAGACGTGGCGCGACTGCCAGGGATGTTGACTACTCTCTGTTTGGCGAGTAAATTGTGGAAATCGCAATTCGACGTATCTCGTTTGCAGAGCTGTACAGCCACCCCGACTTCATCCCCGTGGTGGACAGGTACTGGGATGAAGGGCATGTGCTGCCGTTCAGGTATGCGCCGCACATACAGACCTACCTGGCGCTGGAGGATGCAGGCGTTATGCACATACTGGCCAGCATGGGAGGGGGGCGGCTGATTGGTTTCGCTATCGTACTCGCTACGCTTTACCCGCATTACAGTCGGAGGTTCGCCACTTGTGAGTCCTTGTTCGTGGTCCCTGAACACCGGAAAGGCGGGCATGGGGTAAAGTTGCTGGCAGCAGTGAGGGCGCTGGCAAAAGAGCAGAAGTGTGAAGGGCTGCTGATTTCGGCCCCTTGCGGTGGGCAACTGGCTGAAGTGCTGACCAAGTCAAAGCGCTTCAGGGAAACCAACAGGATATTTGCGGAGGTATTCGGTGAACGAACTGGTCAGCCACACCCCGATCCCGCCCCTGACGCCTGAAGGGCTGGATGCCGTCAAGGCGTTTGAAGGGATGCTTCGGGAGCAGGAGCAGATCGAAATCCGCACCCACCACGTCATCCATGGCGGGATGTATTCGCGGACGATCATGGTTCCGGGTGGTTGTGCGATTACGGGTGCATTGGTCAAAAAGGCGACAATTCTGGTAGTGGCCGGAGAAGTGGCCGTGTTTACCGGGCAGGGTACGCTCCGGCTCCATGGCTACAATGTGATCCCGGCAAGTGCTGGACGGAAGCAGGCGTTCTATGCTTTTACCGACACTTACATTACAATGACGTTCCCAACGGAAGCAAAAACTGTCGGGGATGCCGAAAAGGAATTCACTGACGAGCATGAGCAACTGATGTCGCACAGCAACCTGAACGACATCGTGATTACCGGAGAATGACATGAGTGGTGCCGTAGTCGGAGCAGTTGTTGGAGCCGTAGCCGCCCCTGCACTGGGCGTTGGGCTTGCTGCCGGGGCAATCGGTGGCGCTGTTGTTGGCGGCATGGCCGGCGGTGGAATGTCGGGGCTTATGGGCGGTATGCCCACTCCTGGCTATCCCGGCACGATGCCTACTGCCGGAAACAGCGCAGGCGCGATGGACGCGGCTTCGATGGAGCAGCAACAGGCGATGCTTCGTGGCCGCACCTCTACGATGCTGACTGGCGGCGGTGGCGTGTCCGACATGGGCAAGACGACCTCCAACCAGCTTCTGGGGTCTTAACTGATGGCAGCGCCCGCACGGGAGAAGGACGACATCGCGGAAGAACTCCTCCGCGAGTTTGACTATGTGGCCTCCAAGCGGGGCATCTGGGAGCAGCACTGGCAGGAAGTGGCCCGTGTGGTGCTGCCGTACTACGTCAACAGTTTCTACTCCCAGGGCAACATGGCCCCCGGGACGAAGCGCAACCAGGACATGTTCGACGTAACAGCAAACAGCGCCCTGTGGAAATTCGCTGCTGCCATGGAGTCCATGCTGACCCCGGCCAACGGGAAGTGGCATCGGCTCCGTTCTTCCAATCCCGATTTGATGAAGGTGCGCCGTGTCCAGCTCTGGTTCGATCAGGTCAACGACCTCCTGTTCCACTACCGCTACAGCCCCGTCGCCAACTTCCAGTCCAATCAGCATGACGGTTATGTGTCCGTGGGGGCCTTCGGCACTGGAAATCTATTCATTGACAAACTGGACCCCAAGTACGGCAAGGGCATCCGCTACCGGCACATTCCGCTAGGCGAAACGTTCTTTGCCGCCAACCACCAGGGGATCATCGATAAGGTCTATCGCCGCTTCAAGATGACGCTGCGGCAGATGATTCAGAAGTGGGGCGAAGACGCCCTGCCTGACAATCTCAAGGCGCAGGCGAAGGACAAGCCCGAAAATGAATTCACGCTGGTCCACATCGTCAAGCCCCGGGAAGACTTCGAAGCTGGCCGTCTGGACAATCGCGGCAAGCGGTTTGTCTCGTTCTATGTCCTGAAGGACACCAAGACGCTGATGGAAGAAGATGGCTATACGTCCTTCCCGTATGCGATTGGTCGCCATGTGACTGCGCCCGGGGAGCTGTATGGCCGGTCCCCTGCCATGAACGTCCTGCCGTCCATCAATGTCCTCAATGAAGAAAAGAAAACCATTATCAAGCAGGGCCACCGTACAGTCGATCCTGTACTGCTGGTCCACGACGACGGGGTTCTTGAAGGCTTCAGCCTCAAACCTGGCGCTCTTAATTTTGGCGGCGTCAATGCTGATGGTCGGCCTCTTGTCCATGCCCTTCCTACTGGCAATCTGGCTATTGGGAAGGAGCTCATGGATGACGAGCGGTACGCCATCAACGACGCCTTCCTCGTCACGCTGTTCCAAATCCTGGTGGAAACGCCCCAGATGACGGCGACGGAAGTGCTGGAGCGTGCCCGGGAGAAGGGGGCGCTGCTGTCTCCCACCATGGGGCGCTATCAGTCCGAAGCCATTGGGCCGATGATCCAGCGCGAATTCGATCTGCTGTACCAGCTCGGTTGCATTCCCGCGCCCCCGCCTGAAGTCATGGAGGACCGGAGCGGCTACAAGCTGGAATACGACGCTCCGCTTAACCGTGCCATGCGTGCTGAAGAAGCGGCGGGTGTGATGCGTACTGCCCAGTGGGCGGCTGAAGTGGCGGCGCAGACCCAAGACCCGTCTGCCATGGACTGGTTCAACTGGGACGAAATCATCCCCACCGTGGCCGACATCAACGGCGCACCGTTCCGCTTCATGCGCGACCCCAACGCCGTCGCCCAGATGCGGCAATCCCGCCAGCAGTCCATGGCAGCGCAGCAGCTCACCAACGCGCTCCCCGGCATGGCGGCAATGACCAAAGCACTCAACCCTGATGGCGCCCCCGTGGCGCCTGGAGGAAATGCGTGAGACACATTTGGGTGCTGGTGAATCTGGAAGGGCTTATCATCGAAGCGTATCTGCGCCGAGACAACATCGACGAGGACCTCTTGGAAGCCGTCAAAGAAGGGAAGTTCAAGTTGGTAAAATACGCGCCCATAGCGCCCGGAGGAAATGCGTGACAATAACAGAAGAAGAAATCGTGCGCAGCAAGTCTTCTGGGACAACAATATACACCGCGTTGTTTGACGGAAAGCGGGCAAGCTTTTGTGAATTGACGGACAAATTTGACGTGGAATATGCAAGGCGGAAATGCGCTGAAGCAAGCGCCATGACGGAAGCGGAGTGGCAAAAAGCATTGAAGGCGCAGTGCCAATGAACCCAATCCGAGCAGCAAAAGACTTTCTGGGGCGCCGTCGCACGGCATACGTCAAGGTATTTCTCGGCCCGTTTGGTCAGGAAGTTCTGACGGACCTTGCCAAGTTTTGCCGCGCCCACGAATCGACGTTTCACGCAGACCCCCGCGCCCATGCCGTGGCAGAGGGCCGACGCGAAGTGTGGCTGCGCATCCAGCGCCACCTTCAACTGACTGACGATCAGCTTTGGGCCATCTATGGCCAACCCGTTTCCCAACCACCAAAAGGTGAATAACCATGTCTGAAGGTACTGCCGCCGCTCTGACGGGCGATAACGGCGCTGCGTCTACCACCAGCGCCGCCACAACTGCAACACCTGGCGCTGACACTTCCGCCGCAACCCAGACCACGGCCACCGGCCAAACTTGGTTCAACGGGGCTGACGAGCTGACCACGGGGTACATCCAGAACAAGGGATGGCAGAATCCGCTGGAAGCCGTGAAGTCTTACCAGAACCTTGAAAAGCTGATGGGAGCAGACAAGGCAGGCAACACGGTTGTACTTCCGAAAGCCGAAGCCACCCCGGAGGAAAAGGCCGCGTTCTTTGACCGCCTTGGCCGTCCGTCCGAGCCTACCGGCTACAGTTTCAAGTTTGCCACTGACGAAGCCACCGCCAATGTTCAGAGCAAGTTCCACGAGCTGGGGCTAACCAAGACTCAGGGCGAAGCCATTGCGCAGTGGTACACCGAGCTTCAGCAGAACCAGATGTCCCAGTCGCAGGCCAATAAACAGGTGGCTTTTGAACAGGACAGTCTGGCGCTCAAGCAGACATGGGGCGCCGCGCACGACCAGAAAGTGTTGGAAGCCCGCGCTGCCGTCCGCTCCCTTGGCCTCAACAACGAGCAGATCGACAAGCTGGCGGACGCATGGGGACACAAGGCCACCATGGAATTCTTTGCCAACCTTGGCAGCAAGACAGGCGAACCCGGCTTTGTGGACGGCGAAGGCACCACTGCGTTCAATGGCGCGATGACTCCTGCACAGGCCAAGGATCAGATTCGCACGCTGATGGCCGACAAGGAATTCGTCAAGCAGTACACATCCAAGAACGCCGAAGCGCTGGCCAAGATGGATCGACTGCACAAATGGGCGTACCCGGAGTAAGCCATGGGCAAAGAAGAATTCATCCGGCTTGCTATCATTGAGTTTATCAACAGCCCCAACTTCGCGTTGGGGATGCTTGACGACTTCATCGAGGCGATGTCCAGGGCTTGGGATGCGGTCTACAAATGACGCCCGAAGAACTGAAACTGCGCTGCCTTGAGCTGGCCATCGAGCAGACCCGTACCCGTGACGTTGAGAATTTCAAAACGGAAGTTGCGGAATTGCAAACGTGGTTATACAATCGGGTAGTAAGTGGAAGTGAAGTTGTACTTCCGCAGCCTGCTGACGGACAAGTGGCCACTAAAAGGCGACCCCGCAACAAGTGGCAGGAGCGTTAAACATCGGCCCCTCCTAACGAGGACAAGCCAAGGAAAGCAGCCGCCTACAAAGGGCCGCAAACCTTGAACTTAACCTCGTTAGGAGACACACCATGTCCGTCAACGTAAATAACGCATTTGTCCAGCAGTACGCGACCAATGTGATGATGCTCCTGCAACAGCAGGGCTCTCGCTTGCGCAGCGCTGTGACTGAGTACGGTTTCACCGGCAAGGCTGCTTCGATGGCCGAGCAGTTCGGCAACGTCGCTCCCGTCCGCAACCAGTCCCGCCACTCCGACACCCCCCTGATTTCGACCCCGCAGGACAAGCGTTGGATTTACCCCAACGACTATGACTGGGCCGATCTGATCGACAACCAGGACAAGCTGCGGATGCTCATCGATCCGAGCGGCCCCTACACCATGGCTGGCGCCTGGGCGATGGGCCGTGCGATTGACGATGAAATCATCGCGGGCTTCTTCGGTTCCAACAACACTGGCGAAAACGGCACGTCCGCCACCGGCACGTTGTATTCGTACAACAGCAACAGCCAGTCTGTTGCCGCCACGACCGGCGCCGCGTCTGCTACTGGCCTGAACATCGCCAAGCTTCGCGCTGCCAAGAAGCTTCTGCTTCAGTCCGAAGTGGACATTGACAACGAGCAGTTGTTCATGGCCATCACCGCCAAGCAGCACGACGATCTGCTGAACGAAGCCCAGGCTGTCTCGCTGGACTACAACAACCAGCCCGTTCTGGTGAATGGCAAGATCAGCGCCTTCATGGGCTTCAACTTCATCCACTCCGAGCGTATCCCGGGCGGTGCCAGCTTCAACAGCACCATCAACACCGGCCTGACTTCCGCCGACTCCGATGGCTCCTACGTCACCGGCACTCGCTGGATGGTGCCTTGTTGGGCCAAGTCGGGCGTTGCTCTGGGCATCTGGAACGACGTTCAGACCTCTGTGGATCGTCGTCCCGACAAGCGTAACTCCTGGCAGGTCTACGTTACCGGCACGTTTGGTGGCGCCCGTCTGGAAGAAAAGCGCTGCGTCGTCATCAACTGCAAGTAATAGGAGACTGACATGGCAACTTATCTTTCGACTGAACTGGGCGGTTCCGCCAACCAGACCTCCGCTCCCGTTGGCTACAGGCCGCGTGCCACCGTGTATCAGGCCCGTCTGAAGCGGCTGCGTGGCACCTTCACGCTGGCGACCCAGACCACCTCCGACACCCTGGTCATCGGCAACCTGCCGGCTGGCGCCACCTTTGCCTACGGCGTGCTGACCGCCAGTGCCACCCTTGGCACCAGCACCATCGCCGTGGGTATCTCGGGCACCACCGGCAAGTACCGGGCCGCTGCCACCTTCACCACCGCTGACACCCCGACCATGTTCGGGACTGCCGCGACGGTGGGTGCCTCCGACCCGGCACTGAGCGCCGAAGAAACGGTCTTCATCACCATCGCTGTCGCCTCCCTCCCGGCGTCTGGCACCCTGGTGGTCGATCTGTACTACTCGATGCCCAACTAAAGAGAAGGGGGCTGGCTCACAAGGCTGGCCCCCTTCTCTTCTCCACGGAGAACTGAAATGGCCTATTATTTCGGCATCAATGTTGGCGCGGGTGTTAGCGGTGGCGCTGTCACCGAAAACTCCAGCACGACTTCCAAAGACGTTGAACTGGTCATCAACACCACTGCCAACGTCCCCAACCGTGAGCAGCTGGCGCTGTGTGCGCAGGCGCTGATGGATTACGTCACGGGTTCCGGCACGAAAAGCTGGTAACGCGACATGCCTATCCGCCGCGCTGACGACACGACTTACACGCTGGCCAGCAACGTTTCGGCCAATGGTTCCGCCGTCTACATCAAGGGCGGCGAATACCATTTCATGGCGATGGGCACGCCCGGTGGCGCCACGGTCAGCTTGCAGGTTCAGATGCCTGACGGTGCTACTTGGACTGACGTGCAGGTTTTCACCGGCAGCAAAGTTACCTTCACGGTGCTGCCTGGCAACCAGTCGGGTGTCGATCTGCCCGCCGGCAACGTCCGCCTTGGCGTTACTGGCGGCTCGCCTGTCGGCTTGTACGCCTGGCTGGTTGGTTTGGGTTAAGGAGTAGCGATGGCGACTTTGTACATCACCGAATATGCGCGGCAGGGCCGTGATGCTTCTGGCTTCCAGATGGTGGTGGCCGACGAGCCGCCTGCTGCGGAGCAGACCGTGGCGATTGGCGGGGGCAGCACGCAGTCAAGCGCATTCAACGCGCTGACCAAGTTCGTTCGGCTGCACACTGACGCCATTTGCTCCATCCAGTTTGGCACCAACCCCACCGCGTCTACCACGACCCGGCGTATGGCCGCCAACACCACCGAGTATTTCTCCGTCCCCCTTGGCCAGAGCTTCAAGGTGGCCGTAATCACCAACACCTAAGGACTGGCCATGACTTCCGTGATCGCCCCTCCCTCCGACGTTGTGAACACCGTCTTTGACCTTGTGCGCCTGCTGGCTGATCCGTCTGCCGCGCAGAAGCTCCTTGACGATCTGAAGGCCGCCAGCGACGAGCATACCGATGCCGCCGCCAAGCTGGCCAAGGAAAACGCCAAAGCGGCCAAGCTCTACGCCGATACGGTCAAGCAGTCCGAAGCCAACGCTGCCGAGAACGCAGACCTTGATGTCAAGCGGGCCAAAGCTGCGGACGATGTGACGGCGGCTGTGACTGCGCTGAACGCTGCGGCGACTGCGCAGGCTGATCTGGAGGCCATGCGGGGCAAGTTTGAAGCTGAAGCCGGGGCCAAGGAAAAGGAACTGTCCGCCAAGGAAGCGGCGCTGGACGCCCGCGACGAAGCCCTGGCAAAGAAGGAAATGAAAGTGGCCGCGCTTGAAGCCGATTACGAAGGCAAGCTGGCCGCGCTCAAAGCACTGGCGGGCTAAACCGTGGCGGACAACGTAGTCGCCAACCCCGGAACGGGCGGCGCCACTTTTGCCACGGATGATATTGGTGGGGTGCACTACCCCATCAGTAAGATGGCCTTTGGCGCACTTGATTCCGCCACGCTGGTTTCCAGTGCCAACCCGTACCCGGTGACGGACGCGGCGCTGACGGCCAAGTTTGCCGCACTTCAATCGACGGTCCCGGATAACACCATCGCGGCACCCCCGGTCCGTATGGTCGGGGAAGACATCTGGACCTGCTCGTTCGCCAACGTCATCGCAGCCGGAATCGACTCGACGTATTTCACCGAGCGAACGATTGGCACCGGGGTCGGCAGGTCGCAATCTGGCGGCAACCTGCTGATCACCACCGGCACCACGACGAACGCGGAATACCTGGCAAGGTCGAATGTCTCGTGGCGCGGCTCGTGGCTTGCCCGCTACAAGTTCATCGCCTCCCAGCGAATCGCCAACCAGAACTTCGCCATCCTTCTTGCTGACAAGATCGGCGAAGGCTTGTCTTGCACGATCAACAGCGCGACCAGCATCCGCGTCGCGCTGACCGGCCACGGCTACACCTCGGCCAACGTCGGCCAGTTCATGATGGTCGGCGGGATCACTGGCGCTGCGGGCGTACCTGGGCGCTATGCCATTGCGTCGATCCCGGACGCCAACACGATCAACTTTACCGTGGCCGGCTGGCCCGCCAGCGGCACCTGTACCGTTGACCTGTTCGGCCACTCCTACGTCCGAAACCTCTACACCGGCACCACCGCCACCAACAGCGCCTTCGACACCCAGCGCAAGGGCTGGGCCAACGGCGACACCACCGCCACCATCAACACTACGGCCAGCCCCGGGCACCTGGCCCAGATGCACAACGAAGGACGCAACGTATACCTCGCCGACATGCTGGTCGCCTCGGCCACCACGCCCAACGTCACCACCCGCGCCAGCAAGCACGAGAACATCCCGGACGACAACATCGATCTCTACGTCTATCTCTGGAGTTACAACGGCACCGTCGCCCCGGCCAGCACAACCACTTGGACGGTCGGGTTCGTGTCCGTCGAGAAGTTCGCCAACCTGCCGGTCTATGTGCAAGGCCAGCGGATGCAGGGAACTCCTGCGCCCGCCCCGGTTCAGATCACGTCTGGCACGATCAGCACGCTGCCGGCCCTTGCGGCGGGCACCAACGCCGTTGGTGACGTTGGCGTTCAGTACCGCGCCAGCGCTACCGGCGCAGCCACCCCGTTCAGTCTGCTTTCCCCCGCCACTCCGGCGGCCACTGCGGTGAAAGCATCAGCAGGGCGTTTGGTCGGTTTCATTCTGAACAACGCCGCTGCCTCTGTGCGTTCCGTCAAATTCTGGAACACGGCAGTGGCAGGCGTAACCATGGGCACCACGGCAGCGCTTTTTGAAGTTGACCTGGCGCCGACTTCCACGATCCACGTCGTGTTTGAAGGCGGCATTTCTTTCGCCACCGCGATTACTACGGCAGTGACGGGGGGCAAGGGTTTGACGGATAATACGGCAGTCACGCTCAACGATGTCTCTGGCGTTCTCTTGTACGCATAAAGATATGTTCCTCACGCACATGGTCACTTTCAGCTTCTTTGATGGCGCCACTGGGGCGGTGGGGCCGGTTGCAGACGAGATTCCGCACATTGTTGGCATGATGGCCAACATGGGCACGATGATGGGGAGAATGTAATGGCCCAGTCGGCAATCGACATCTGCAACTCCGCACTCTCCCGGGTTGGGGCCGCGTCCATCGTATCGCTGACGGACAACAGCCCCGAAGCCCGGGTGTGTGCTTTGCAGTACGACAGCAACCGCCGTGATGAGCTGCGGAAATACACCTGGAACTTTGCCATAAAGCGCGTTGTTCTGGCACCGGATACAACGGCACCTGCCTTTGGCGCCACTTACGCTTTCACCGTTCCGGCTGATTGTCTCCGCATTCTGCTGCCGAAAGACCCGTACCTTGACTGGGTGTACGAAGGCGGCAAAATTCTGACTAACTACGCCGTCAGTCCTTCGGACTATTCTGAAAGTGACATCGGCAGTCCGGCGCTGGCGCTTAGGTACATTGCGGACATCGAAGACGCCACGAAATTCGACGCTACGTTTTACAACATCGTGGCCATCGCGTTGGCCATGGACGTGTGCGAAAAGCTGACGCAAAGCAACCAGAAGAAAGCCAACCTTCAAGCGGAATACGCTGACGCCATCAAACGCGCCCGCGCATCCGACTCTATCGAAATGGCGCCGAAGGAACCCGCTGACGATAGCTACTGGCTTGCGAGGTACTGATGCCCCGCGCCACCTGGATTCAGCAAAACTTCAACGCCGGGGAGTGGTCCCCGCTTGCGTATGGCCGCGTCGGGCTTGAGAAGTACAAGAATGCGCTGGCCACTTGTCTTAACTATGTGCCGACGCCCCAAGGGGGCTTGACCCGTCGCCCGGGTAACTACTACGTGGCGCAGACCAAGACCGCCAACCGATCAGCGCGGCTTCAGCGGTTTGAATACTCCACTACTCAAGCCTACGTCCTTGAGTTCGGGGAGCAGTACATCCGGTTCTACGCCAATGACGGGCAGCTCCAGACTTCTGGTGTTGCCGCGTACAACGGCGCCACCGCGTACAAGGTTGGCGACCTGTGCACCAATGGCGGCATTACATACTACTGTATCGCGGCCACCACGGGTAACGCACCGCCCAACGCCACGTACTGGTACGCTCAGTCGGGCACGATTTTTGAAGTGCCGACGCCGTACCTGGAAGCCGATCTGTTCAACCTGAACTTCGCGCAATCGGCGGATGTGCTGTACATCACGCATCCGTCTTACGCTCCGCGCAAGCTTCAGCGCACTGGCGCTACGGCGTGGACGCTTTCCACAATCAGTTTTACCGATGGCCCGTATCTGCCGGTCAACACAACCACTACTACGATCACGCTGTCAGGCGTTGGCCCCGGAGTGGTTACGGCAACTGCGTCTGCTACCACAGGTATCAACAACGATGCCGGGTTCAAAGCGTCTGACGTTGGCCGCATGTTCAGATTCAAGTCCGGCGCCAACTGGGGCTGGGGAACAATCACGGCATTCACCGACACCACACACGTTTCCGTCACCCTTACCACGGCGCCTTCTGCCGCTGCGGCGTCTACCACCTGGCGCTTGGGCGCGTGGGGGTCTGCGCTTGGCTATCCTGGATGCGTGGTGTTCCACCAGGACCGGCTGGTGTTTGCCGGAACCACCAACTACCCGCAGCGGGTGGATGGTTCCAATTCCAGCGACTACGAGAACTTCGCTCCGTCCGCTGCTGACGGCACGATTTCCGACGCCAACAGCTACTCGTTTAACCTCAACTCCAACACCGTCAACCTGATCCGCTGGCTGATTTCGGATGACCGTGGCCTGCTGGCGGGAACCGCTGGCGGGGAATGGGTGCTGTCGCAGTCCTCCACAGCCCCCGCTATCACACCCACCAACGTCAGCGCCAAGCAGCCCACCACGTATGGCTCTGCTGCGGTAGCCGCCATCAAGGTTGGCCGGGGCACGCTGTTCGTCCAGCGCAATGCCCGCCGCGTGCGGGAAATGGCGTATGTGTTTACGGTCGATGGCTACCAGACCCCGGACATTACGCAATTGGCTGAACACCTGACCAAGCGCGGCCTCAAGCAGATGGCCGTGCAGCTCACCCCGTACCAGGTGGTGTGGGCAGCAGCCAATGACGGCTCCTTGCTGTCGCTCACCTATGACCGGGAGCAGGACATCGTGGGTTGGGCGCAGCACACGGTTGGCGGGTATTACGATGCCGCCAAAACGCAAGCCGCCAAAGTGGAGTCTGTGGCGTGCATCCCGTCACCCGATGGCACCCGGGATGAGCTGTACATGGTGGTCAACAGATATATCAACGGCGCCCGCGTCCGATACATTGAGCGCTCCGCAAAATACTGGGAAGACGGGGATTCGCTCACTACCTGCTGTTTCCTTGACAGCGCGGGCACATATTCAGGCGCAGCTACCAAAACCATTTCTGGCCTGACTTGGCTAAAAGGTGAAACGGTATCCGTTCTTACCGATGGCGCCGCGCACCCAAATTGCGTGGTTGACAGCTCCGGCAACATCACTTTGCAGTGGAACTGCACCAGCGCTGTCGTCGGCTTGCCGTACAATAGCGATGGCAAGACCATGCGGATTGAAGCAGGCGGCGCGGATGGTACGGCGCAGGGCAAGTTGAAGCGTATCCACCGCGTCATCGTCCGGTTGTTCCAGTCTGTTGGGCTCAACATCAGCGACGTGGCCAACGGCGCCAACCTGATTGACGAGCCTTTCCGGTCAAGCGCTGACAGCATGACAAGTGCTGTCAGCCTGTTCACAGGAGACAAGCGCTGGACATTTGAAGGGACGTGGGGGACGGAAGGGCAAGTGTTCTGGAGACAGAGCCAGCCGCTACCGTCCAACATTCTGGCGATTGTCGCCCAACTAGAAACGCAAGACGGAGGTTAAGATGTCCGGCGCCACTTCTGCCGTCGCCATTTCAACCGGAATGCAGATGGTTGGCGGGCTCATGCAGGGCAACCAGGCTGCGGGCGCTGCCAACTACAACGCCGCCGTCGCCCGACAGAATGCCGCCATCACGCAGCAGCAAGGAGCTGCGGCGGTTGAAGCACTGCAACGCAAGCAGTACCAGCAGATCGGCAGCATGGTTGCCGGGTATGGCGCATCGGGTGTTTCCGGTGGCTCCGCGCTTGACGTGGTTGGGCAGAGCGCTGCAATGGCCGCGCTTGATCGGCTCACCCTCAAATACAACTACGATCTGAAGGCGATGGGCTACGATAACACCGCCAACCTTGACGAAGCGCAGGCCGACAACGCCCGCACATCCGCCATCCTTGGCGCCATCGGCACGGGGATCAAGGGCTACGGCACTTACGAGTACATGGGCGGGGGCAGTAACGGCGGCAGCAATTTGCCCTGGCAAGATAGTTGGGGATGGTAAGACATGGCGAACATTAATCAGTACGACCAGCAAATCACTCCTTCCGGCGCCATCGGTGGCCGGGATGCTACCGCTGCCGACATGGGTTTCGGGCAGGGGGTGACGGCGCTTGGGCAGGGGTTGGGCGAGTACGCGCAAATCAAGTTCAAGCAGGAAGAAGAGGACGCGCAGTTCAAAGCCGCGCAGGCATACCAAGACGGCGTTACCACCTGGAAAACCTATCTTGATCGTGAAAAGAACAACCTGCCGCAAGACCCGCAGCAGGCGCTAGATTACGTCAAGGGGATGACTGATAGGTTCAACGAGTCCTATGGGCAGTGGGCGCAGGATCAGGTTGCTGCCATGCCCACCAAGAGGTCGCAGCAGACACTGATGACGCATTTGGCCGGACTCAAAGGGTCGATGATCGACAACGTGATGCGAACCCAGGCAATGGAAACTGGACGACTCACGAAGTCCATTCTAGGGGATAAATTGAGCGCCAACGAAACCATGGTGCTGTCTGACCCGACATCCAGGGACATGGCCATCCAGGCAGAAAACGTGATGATCGATGCGTCAGCACTTCAGCCTTGGCAAAAACAGGAATGGAAGCAGGAGCGAAAGACTGCGTTGTGGGACGCCTCTTTGCAAGGCAGCGTTCTGGCTTTTCAGACTGCGGGCATGAGTGCGCCTACGTCGGCCATCCGAGAGTTTCGTGACCATCTGCTGAACGCGAAAGACGATTATCAAGGTAACGTGTCCCCCCGTGCGTTTGTCGGTGCGGTGCACTCGCTCAACTCCATGCTGGCTACCCGGGAAACAGCCGATGAAAAGCTGCTTCTTGACGGGCTAAAAGAGCGAATGGCTGAACGGCAGGCGGGTATCCCAAACGGCCTCAACCCGGGAGAAGCGGATTTTATCAAAGACCCGGTGGCCAAATCTAGGGCAGTCAAAGAAATCCAAACGGCCAACGTGGCGGGGCAGGCGCTTGAAGACGTGAAAGCAGCAGGTTTTGATGACCTTCAGAACATGGTGGCAGCGGACAGAGCCGCGCTTAACGTCCCCGGTAGTTTTACGCAAGACCACACCGTGGCTGCGGCGCGTCTGTCTGCTATTCAGACACGCATGAAGCAGGAAGCGGATGACTTTGCGGGGTACGCCATGCAGACCAGTCCTGCAGTTGCCACTGCGTTTGACCGTATGCAGAAAGGCAATTTCAAGCCGGAGGACGTACAGAACTACGCCACAATGGTCACGGCAGAACAGCAGCGGCTGAACCCATATCGTCCCACGACGCTGCTACCTTCTTCTCAGGCGGATGCTTTGGCCGGAGAAATCCAGAAACGCATCGCCAACGGCAACGCTCCTGGCGAAGTTATTAGCGCTGAAGCCGCCAAATGGGGTAAGTATTGGCCACAGGTGTTTGGCCAAGTAGGCGCCAAGCTGCCGCCTGATAGCTTTAATATCGGTGCGGGTATGCGTCCTGCTGACGCCAACTTTCTAGCAACGCTGTCCACGCTGAAGCCTGAAGAAATCAAGCGTGGAGTAGATCAGTCGCAACTTGTCGGCGTTGAGGCCACGGTGGCAAAGAAATACGGCGCTTTCACGGCGTCGATGTCGGGCCTCCCTGGCGGGGACGACATTGTTGGTAAAGTCATGGCGTCCAACGAAAAGCTGGTGTACGGATTCATGCGCCAAGGAATGAGCGTAAACGACGCGGTTGACCGCGCCTACGATGCGCTGGTGGGGCACAAGTATCAGTTCAATGGAAACCTTCGCGTTCCCGCAGGGCAAGACGCCGGGGCCATGGGCAGTGGCGCGTCCCAGATTTTGAAGCGCATAGATCAAGTCCCCATTATCGTACCGCCCGCGCCCGGAGTGGCTCCTGACGCGGCCAAAGCGCAATGGGTTTCTGACATCAAGAGCAACGGCGTTTGGTTTACTAACGCAGACGAAACAGGAGCGGCGCTTTACGTCAGGGACCGCACGGGGGTCTACACTTCTGTGCGCACCACCAACGGCCAGCCTGTAGAATACACTTGGGGCAAGCTTAAAAACATGTCCCAGCTTTGGTGGTGGAACGACGCCAAAACGGAAGACATGACGCCCGACGCACGCCCCGATGTCCCAGCGATGCAGCCCAAAACAAAAGGGGCCGATAAGTCCGCCAAGCGCGAAGGGAAACAGTGATGGCTTTCTACCGTGGCGGTGAGGCCACCACTTACGATTTTGGGTTTGGCGATGTCAACTCAAGTCGGTGGGACGCGTTCAAAACATCTGTTGAAGAAGGCGTTTCCGGGGGATTGATCGGCATCACTAACCGGCAGAACGAAGACTATTCTGCCAAGTATGGTGTGCCGCCTCCGATGCCGGGGATGTTCCCGACTCCCGCCGACCAGGTGCAGTACCAGCTTGACAACTACACACCCCCTAAAATTCTCACCAAGGAAGAGGCAGAACAGAAAGCCACTGCTGCCGGGGTTAAAATTATCGCCCCGGAAAAAGGCATCAGCAAGGATTATTTGGACTTGCTCATTTCGCGGAAGCAGGAACAGAACGCCCGCGACTTGGCCGTGACTCGCACGCCCGGGGGCGTTGTATCTGGCACGGTGAATTTGTTGGGGAGCTTGGCCGGATCGTTGGCGGACCCCACCAATGTCGCGTTAGCGTTTGTCCCCGTGGTCGGAGAAGCGCGGTACGCGGCCATGCTGGAAAGGGCGGGGGCAAGTGCCATCGCAAGGACCGGGGTTCGCGCTGGAGTAGGGGCTGTGGAAGGCGCGGCGGGCATGGCCATGCTGGAACCGTTTGTCGCCCTCGATAAGATCAGCAACCAGGAGGACTACGGCATCGGTACGGCGGCGGCTGACATTGGCTTTGGTGCAGTATTTGGCGCCGCAATGCACACAGGCATTCACGCCATTGGCCGCGCTTCTGAAATGCTCAAAGAGCGGTTTGGGGGCGAAAAATCTCCCGCCATAGAAGCAGCAGATCGGGTTTCGCCCGACATCAACGAAGCAGCGGTGCGGGCCAAGATTGCGGCGGATGCGGTTGGGGCAGACATTAACGTAGACCCAATCGTCAAGCTGGACCCTCGGGCAGAAGTACGCCTGACAGCGGCGCAGTTGGAGGAAAGGGCGCAAGCCGCAGAGGATTATGCCCGCCGTCTGCTGGCCGAGAATTACGAGTCCGCTAAAGCTAACCCAGAGTCTGCGTATAAAGACGCGGTTAGGGAAGGGGAACGCCAGTGGGATGCGGCAAATCAGGCAAAGGTTGACGCCAACACGCCCGTCCAGGGAGACATGGAAGCGGTTAAGCGATCTGTACAGGAGTCGAATTCCGGCGCTACAGACCGTTTGGCGGACCACAAGGCAGCAGATGACGCCGCTGCTAAACTCCCTGAAGCGGAGAAGTCCGCCGAGCTTGAAACTGTTAAGGCTGACACTGACGAGATTGTTCGCCAGGTCAAGGAAATCGAAGCCATGCGTGGCGTCGAGTTTGCCGAAATGAAAGCTGCGGAAGACGCGGCTAACCGATTGCAGGTACTGGCCAAGGCCACGAAGGCGGCGGCAGTTTGTGGAGTCAAGTTCTGATGGCTGGCTACGATGATTGTATTGCTGCGATCCGCTCTGTCGATGAGTCCCTGACGGATGGGGAAATCGAAAAGCTGGTGTCGGAACTGCAAAACCGGCAGAAGGTTTTGCTGGCGCTGGGCGAAGCCAACAATCTGCATGAAGCCGCCATGAAAGCGGCGGATCAGATTGGCAAAGAGCATGAGCTTGCTGGCGTACTGTTGAAGCGTCAGCAAGCAGAAAACCTAATCAAGTTTAACGACATCAAGCGCAACATCGAAACAAATTGGGCCAAGGATGTCGTGACGGGCATCCGCGCACTGCTGATGGGGTCCAACAAGAAGGGAGTCAACGCCAGAGAATCGGTAAAGGCCGCGCAGATTGGCTTGCACAACCAGTATCTGGCAGGGTTTGAAGCGGACCTCATCCGTAGTGGGCTGAAGGATGCGTGGCTTAACCCGGACCAGAGTTTCCACTTTGAAGTTGCGCAAGTGGTCCGCGCACTTTCAGGCGGGGGCGTACCTCCCGCTGTCTCTCAAGACGCAGCAAAGCTAGGGCAGATTGTCAGCAAATGGCTGGAAGTTTCCCGGCTCAACACCAACAAGGCGGGGGGTTATGTCGGCAAACTGGCTGACTACATGTTCACTCAATCCCACGATCCCCTTCGAATTCGCATGAACGGCGGCGAAAAAGGTGACGCATGGATTGACTACATGATGCGGAATCTGGATTGGGCGCGGATGGGCTTCGACCCGACCGACGTGAAAGGCGCCCGGGAGTTCCTGCAAAAAGAATACAACCGCATTTTGGCGGGCAATTTTGAGCAGGAAGGCGCGGGCATTTCTACGGGGTTGCCTTCCAGCTTGGCCAAGAAAGTCAGCGCAGAACGAGTGTTCCACTTTGCGGACGCCAAGGCAGCGTTTGACTACAACGCCACGTTTGGAAAAAACGATTTTCGTGAGGCCATTCTAAACACGCTTCGTCGCTCCGCGCAAAACACAGCGCTGATGCAGAAACTTGGGTCTAACCCAGGCGATATGCTGGAGCGTATCTTCAAAGATCAGTTTGACCGGCTTACCAAAGCGGACCCTGCCGCAGCGCGGGAGCTGGCGGAAAACAAACCGCTGTTTGAGGACATGCTGAAAAACCTTGATGGCCGCATCAACGCGGTCGGAAACCACCAGATGGCTGCGCTTGGCGCGTCTGTTCGGGCTGTCGAAGGGTTCAAGCTTGGCTCGATGATTTTCTCGCAGTTGGGGGACATCCCGATTTACGGTGCGATGGCCCGGGCTTCAGGGGGGTCGCTTATCGGAAGTATGGCAGACCGTATTGCCGGGGTATTCAAAGGGAGGCGTGATCTGGAGACACGGGCGTTTGCCGCCAGTTTGGGCGTGTTCTTTGACCACTTCTCAAATCTGATGCACGCGCAGCACGTTCCTGAAGGGGGCGTCCCCGGCTGGCTGTCCAAGGGCAGCGCTATTTTTCAGCGCCTGACGGGAGGCCCGTGGTGGCAGGACGCTGCACGGGTAACGGCAGGACTGGCCAAAGGGCACGAAGCCGCAGTTATGGCGGAAACTGTTTTCCGTGAACTTCCTGAACGCTTCCGGTCGTCGCTTGAAGCGTATGGGATTGACGAAGGACGTTGGGAAATTATGCGGCAGCACGGGCTGAAGCAAGGCCCGGACGGGCGCATGTACCTTGTGCCTGAGAATATGAAAGGCGTACCGGACGTTGCGCTGGAAGGGCTGAAGCGGGGCGACGGCCCGCGTGCATACGACAAGGCGCGGGAAGACCTGGAAAGTAAGCTTTACAACTATTACGCGGACCAGATTTCCTACCTGGCCATGGAGCCGGACGCCAATACGCGGCGGCTGATTAACAGTGGAACAATCCGTGGAACATGGAAGGGGGAGTTTGCTCGGGCGCTATGGCAGTTCAAGGGGTTCACCTTTGCTTACATCCAGAAGGTGATCGGCACGCTACTTGAGGCTGACACAGTAGGGCAGGGGGGCAAAAACCTTTTCAAAGGTAAGGGCGACATGGCGGGGTTGGCTGGGTTGGTGGCCGCATCCACCGCTTTCGGGTACATGTCCCTCAACCTGAAAGACATCATCAAGAACCGTGAGCCCCGCGATGCAACGGAGCATCCCGGTAAAGTGCTGCTTGCGGCTCTGGCGCAGGGCGGTGGACTCGGCATCTACGGGGATTTCCTGTTCGGGGAGGCCAACCGTTATGGCGGTGGAGTCACGCAGACCATCATGGGTCCAGCGGTTGGGGACGCCATCCAGTTGGGCCAGATGACCAATGAGTTGATCCACGGAGATTCAAAGGCGGCGGACTGGGTTCGCTTTGCAGTTGGGCACGTACCCAACCTTTGGTACACCAAAACCGCCTTTGACATGCTGGTGGCTTACAAGATTTACGAAGCGCTGAACCCTGGCTACTTGGCCCGAATGGAGCAGCGGATGCAAAAAGAGAACGGACAGCGGTTCATTTTGCGTCCGCAATAGCTTGGGCTTTTACCAATTCAATGAGATAATCGCACGCGATAGGAGAACACTATGACCGTAAGCGCCAGCACCAGTCGGGCGGATTATACAGGGAATGGCGTCACTACCGCCTTCACGGTTCCCTTTTATTTCCTCGACAACACGCACCTGATTGTCTACCGCACCCAGCTTTCAACGGGAGTGGTGACGACGTTGGCGCTCACTACCGACTACACGGTGACTGGCGCTGGTGTTTCTTCGGGCGGCACCGTCACCTGTCTTGTTGCGCCCACGTCAGACCAGCGCATTTCCATCCTTCGGAATATCTCGCTGGATCAGTTGACTCACTACGTTGACAACGATCCGTTCCCTGCATCCTCGCACGAAAACGCACTGGATAAGCTGACCATGATTGCCCAGCAGTTGACTGAGGCGATCAACCGGGCGGTCACTGCGGCGCCCAACGCCACTGGCTCCATGGCGCTCCCTTCCGCCACTGCCTCCCAGCTTATCGGGTGGAACGCATCGGCCACCGGTCTGACCAACGTGGACCCTAACTCTCTGCTGACCGTGGCGGGAAGTTCTGGGTTCAGCAAACAGCTTTTCAGTGGCGATGGCGTCACCGTCAATTTCACCTTGTCCGCCAACCCTGGCAGCACGGCCAACATGGATGTGTCTGTGGGTGGCGTGCAGCAGCGTGGCGACACTGACTTCACCGTATCCGGCACCACGCTGACGTTTGTTTCCGCCCCACCCTCTGGCTCCAACAACATCTATGTCCGTTGGGGGCAGACCCTTGGCATTGGCGTACCGAGTGACGGCAGCGTGACGGCGGCCAAGCTGGCCATCAGCGGCGGCTTCAGTTTCCGAAACAAGCTGATCAATGGCGGGTTCGACATCTGGCAGCGCGGCACGTCGTTCACCCCGACAGCCGGAACCGTCACCTACACTGCTGACCGTTGGGCCGTGTATCGCGCTACCACGGCTGCGCTGACCATCAGCCGGCAGACTGGTGCTCGCCAGCGGTATGCGCTGAAGGTGCAGCGGAATGCCGGCGACACGACCACGAACCAAATTTATTGGTTCCAGCAGATCGAATCGCAAGACTGCATTCGGCTGGCTGGGAAGTCCGTCACCGTTTCGGTGTGGGCGAAGGCCGGCGCGAATTTCTCAGGTGTGAACCTACAAGCATTCATGATTCAAGGGACGGGCATCGACGAGGCGAGTTCCGGAAATGCGACCGCTGCGTGGACCGGATTCTCCGCGCAGATTGTTTTCTCGCAAGCGGCGCCGAGCACGTCGCTGACCAAATACACCGGGACGATAACGATCCCCGCTGGAGTTAGCGAACTGTCCCTGCGTTTTAATTGGGCTCCGACCGGAACTGCCGGCGCGGACGACTCCGTGACCATTGAGGAAGTGCTGCTTGAAGAAGGCACCTCGGCTACGAATTTTGAGGCGCGGCCTATCGCTATCGAGTTGGCCCTGTGTCAGCGGTACTACTACAGGTTCTCTCCAGCGGCAACGAGCACCACGCTTACCGCGGGGGGATACGCAACGTCGGCCACGGCATTCCAGGGGTACACCAAATTCCCGGTCACGATGCGCACCACGCCGGCCGCGCTGGAGCAGAGCGGAACTGCCGGTGACTACACCATCGGCCACGGCGGCGGCAATACCGTTTGCAGCAGCGTCCCAACGCACAGCGCGTCGAGTTCAACCGAGCAGGCCGTCGTCAACTACACCGTCGCTGCCGGTCTGACGGCCGGCGGTGGCGGGCGCGCGTACACGACGAACACTTCCGCATACCTCGGATGGAGCGCAGAACTGTGAAAACCTACCAGTGGATCGATCAAGAGAACGACATCGTCGCGGTCATTGACGAGGACGGCAAGTGCCGCGTTACTGGGCTCGCCGCCGATCTTGTTCCTGAAGGTGCGGAAGTCCTGCCACAAGACGCGCCGAAATCCTGGTGATGAGATACCTAGCCGCCATTCTCTGCCTGTTCCTGCTGTGGTTGGGCGCTGCCTTGGCCATTGTGCTTTTCCCAATCGTCGTGTGGCCGCACCCCAATCGCAAGGAATATGCCCGCTGCATTGACCAGATCGTAAATGCTTTCCTGTTCATGGGGGAAGGCCGGGAGTCCGTTTCGTCACACTCTTGGCGCGACAAGATCAAACCTGTTCTGTGGCTCACTTCGTTCATTGATGCTGAACACTGCAAAGAAGCCAACCGCCACGAGCAGCCGGTTGTCGATTTCATCAACTCCCATTGAGCCCACACCATGTCCGACCAAGCTTGGAATGGCGAAGAACGCCGCAGCGCCGATAGAGAACGGCACCCCCTCTACGATCTGCTGTCCAGGCAGGACGAAAAGCTGGACAGGCTGGCGGAACAGTTCGGCGGCATTCACGCAGAACAGCACAGCTACATTGCCAAACTGATTGCCCGGGAAGAACGGCGCATGGCTTTTCGGGAAGCCGTCATTGAAAAGACCACGGCATCGCTGGTGTGGTCGATGCTGGTAGGGCTGGCCATCGCATCCTGGACGTACCTCAAGGAACATTTGAAATGACTTTTGAAGACTGCCTCCGCTTTGTGCTGAAGTGGGAGGGAGGGTTCAGCGACGATCCCTCAGACCACGGCGGTGCGACAAACAGAGGTATCACGCAGAAAGAGTATGATGCTTGGCGCAAAGACTCCGGGCTATCCGCCAGGTCAGTGAAAGAGATTTCTGACGATGAAGTTGCGGCGATATACCGGAATAGTTACTGGACTGCTGTTGGTTGCAGTTATCTTGCGAGTCCTCTCAATCTGGTTGCTTTTGACTCAGCCGTTAATACTGGAGTGAGACAGGCAAGCAAGTGGCTTCAGCGTTCTGTGAAAGTGACACCCGATGGCGTGGTAGGCAAAGTAACGCTGTCTGCCATCCAGCAGTTTGATCCTGTTCAAGTGGCCGAAGCGGTACTTGACCAACGGCAGGACTTTTACAACGACATCGTTGAGCGTGATCCGACGCAAGGCAAGTGGCTAAATGGTTGGCTCAACCGAGTAACGGCACTGCGAAAGGAAATTAGAAATGGGGCTTGACGTAACGGGGCTTGGGGCCGTTGCTGACCTGGCCAGAAGTGCCATCGATAAAATCTGGCCGGACAAAACGGAGCAGGAGAAGCAGGAAATTGCCGCTGCCGTGATGGTCATTCAGGGACAGATCGACGTAAACAAGGCGGAAGCCGCCAACCCTTCGGTGTTTGTCGCCGGGTGGCGTCCGTTTGTGGGCTGGGTTTGTGGCGCTGCACTGGCGTACCAGTTTGTCGGGAAGCCTCTGCTGTCATTCGGCTTTGCCGCATACGGCCATCCGCTTCCTCCGCTGCCCGGGATTGATGACACGCTCTGGCAGCTTCTGTTCGGTATGCTTGGCCTTGGCGGTCTTCGCACCGTTGAGAAGGTCAAGGGCGTAACTCGATAAAGAAAGGCTGGGCCGAAATGTGGCGCTACAACAAGTTCCCGCGACAATGACTGTAGAAGGGGTGACGGCATCCTCCGTCCCCTCTGCTGGCTTTGGCGTTACCTCCGTCACACGAAACGCCGCTGGCGATTACACCGTCAACTTCAGCACTGCCTTCGCCAACGCCAACTATTCGGCAGTTATCACCTGTGGCCGTGGGGTTGCAGGCGCCAACGCCATGACAAGTTGGGGGCCGTGGACAGTCGATCCGACCACCACTGCTTACCGCTTCGCCACTGGCGGCAGCACCTTTGTCAATACCGACGTAGAGAAGATTTCCGTTACCTTCTTTGGTACTCAATAAATGGCGCCTCGCAAACCGAAAGCCGCAGCCCCTGAGTTTCCTCCAGAGTGCTGCGGCATTTGCCGTTTTTGTGAACACGACGACGATGGCGCATTGTGCTGGGGTTCTCCCCCAGTAGCTTTGCCGGGTGAAGGCGAACCCGTCTTTACCCGTGGCATCCCCATCGACCCCAACTGGCCCATCTGCTTTCAGTTCAAACCCGTACACCATGGCTAAACCTCTGGCGACAGACGAAGCATTTATTGAACTTTGGAATAAACTTGGTTCCCCCGCTCTGGTAGCAAAAGAATTGGGAGGTAGTGTCAGAACTGTCCACGAAAGACGGCGGACCATTGAGAGTAGGCACGGGGTAAAGCTGGACACATGGAACGACACCAGCTCACGGCGCACCGTCATCAAGCACAACGAGGGCCGCGTTGATCTGGCCATCGATAACGGGACGGTCATCGTATTCTCTGACGCTCACTTCTGGCCCGGGGTGCGAACCACCGCGTTCCGTGCGCTGCTGTCGCTGATACGGCAGATCAAGCCCGCAGCGGTCATCAACAACGGGGACGCCTTCGATGGCGGAACGATCAGCCGCTACCCCCGCATCGGGTGGGATAAGAAGCCTTCCGTGCTGGAAGAACTGCGGGCGGTGGACGCTTGCCTGAGTGAAGTGGAAGCTGCGGCCAAGGGCGCAGAGCTAGTCTGGCCGTTGGGAAACCATGATGCACGCTACGAAACCAAGCTTGCCGCCAGCGCCCCCGAGTTTGAGGGGGTGCGTGGTTTCCACCTGAAGGACCACTTCCCCAACTGGAAACCCTGCTGGACTTGTTGGGTCAACGACGATACCTGCATCACGCACTTCTACCATTCTGGCATCCACGCCGTTCACAACAACATCCTCAAAGGGCAATGTAATTACGTAACGGGGCATACCCACTCCCTGAAGGTGACGCCCTGGACGAATGCCAGAGGCGTTACGATGTGGGGCGTAGACACTGGCTGCTTGGCCGACGCCCTTGGGCCGCACAATCTCGACTACCAGCAGGGCCGACACGGCAACCACCGTTCAGGTTTTGCCGTATTGACCTGGCGCGATGGCCGGATGCTGATGCCGGAACTCGTCAGCGTCTGGGACGAAGACACCGTTGAGTTCCGGGGCCACTTGCTGGACGCGGATACCGGCGCCATCATCTGAGAAATAACCGTGGCCGTCTGTGCGGCGGCAGATTGCGCTGCTTCCTCGACCAAATGAGCGTAGCGCTTAGTTGTTTGCGTGCTTGCATGGCCGAGAAGTTCCCCCACTTGCGAGAGCGTAACACCCGAACTAAGCGCAAAACTGGCAAAGGAATGCCGAAGATCGTGCAGCCGCAAGTCCGGGCAACCAGCGGCTTTCCGCACCGACCCCCAGAGTTTCTTTGGGTCAGAAAGAGGTAGTATTTTCCGGCCCTTTCGTGGGAGATTCCCCAAGAGTGATGCAGCCTGTGGAGGAATTTGAATCGTGCGACGGCCCGTTTTTGAATCGGCCACGTGAATCGAAACCCCATTGTAGTTCTCCCAAAGTGCGTTGGCGATTTCCGATTTCCGGGCGCCAGTGAAAATGAGCAGGTAAATAAACAGGACGGACTCAGGATAGTCCGCTTCCTTTTCTTTCAGCGCAGCCGTGATACGCGCCACTTCTTCCCTGTTGGCGTAGCGACGGCGGTGGTTTTCCTTGTACCTGACGACGCCCTTGGTCGGGTTCTTCAGGTCCAGCTCCAGCGGGCCAATGGCGTAGTTGAAGATGGTGGAAAGCAGGGCGACAGCGCGGTTGGCCACGACAGGCGAACCCGCCATTTCAGTGTGCATCTGCCGCACATTGGCGTAGCGGATTTCTGACAGCCTGAGTTTTGCCATGCGGGGATGGATGTGCTTTTCGTACACCATGCGGTCCATCCAGGCGGACTTCTTTTTCAAGCCCCGGTCCTCCCGCCATTTCACCCACAACTCGTTCAGGACCATTTCGCCCCGGGCTTCCTGCCGATCCTTCGACGGGTCTTCTCCCATGGCCACCCGCTCAAGGAGTTCACGCGCCACACGGCGGGCGGACTCAGGGGACATGGTAGGGTATTCGCCCAGCTTCGGGCGGCGTTGGTCGCCCAGCTTGTTGCGGTGGTACAGGAACCAGAAGCGCCCCGTCTTTTTGACGTGGAGCTGGAGCCCCGCCACCTTGTCGTCCTTGAGGACGGCGCCCACCGGGGCGGAACGGATCAATCGCGGGTCACACACAGGTCATCCCTCTCAGGTAGGTTATGTGATTATCACAATTCGACTTTATACCGTGTTTGCGTTCTTTGCAAGGGCTTAACCAGTACGAACCGCAATTTCGTTGGGGAAGTCACAACACTTTTAAAGATCGTGATACGTTAGATATTGCGGCTATTCGTATTTGAGTGTGGAAACTCATGATGCGTGGTAACATGTGGGTTCGTATTTACGTGTGGAATGGTGCATGAATGAGTT